AATGTATCGCGGTAGTTTTCAAAAGAAGGCTAGTTCTGCCGACCCCTATGAGTGGGGATATGTAATTGATGACAAGTTTTATGGATTTAAAAATCTCCCCAAGGGATACGTTGAAGAACGCGAAGGTGGAAATTTTGCTTTAAAGCAGAAGTCGGTTCCAAAATTTACAGAGAAGGCACCGGAGGCACCAACAGCACCAGAGATGCCTGAGTTTGCTGAATTTGATGACACAAGTTTTCAGACCAGGCGCGGTGAGCTGGAGACAGGGTTCAAGCGAGAGGTGGGCGAGCGTAAGGCCGCAAGACTGAGCGCTGTATCGCGCAAAACCGCAAGACCGCTGTTACAGGGAGCGTAAAAATGCCAGGCTTATACGAAAACATCCACGCCAAGCGTGAGCGTATTGAAAAAGGTAGCAAGGAAAAGATGCGTAAGCCAGGCTCACCTGGTGCGCCCAGCGATCAGGACTTTAAGAACGCAGCCAAAACCCGCAAAGACAAAAGACCGATGCTCAGTTCCTATAAGGCATGAGCAAATACAAGGATCCAGAGGGCGGTTTAACCGAGGCCGGAAGGCGCAAGTTCGAGAGATCGGGCGAGAGCAAGAACCTGCAGCCTGGTGTTAAAGAGTCGAGCCCGTCAGGCGACAAGGCTAGGCGCAAGGGATCCTTTCTGACTCGGTTTTACACCAATCCAAGTGGGCCGCTGGTCGATAAAGATGGCGATCCAACCCGGTTAGCGCTTGCCGCTAATGCCTGGGGCGAGCCAGTGCCGCGCACTGCGGGTGCCGCAGCCAGGCTGGCCGCCAAGGGTCGCAACATGTTGGAAAAGTACAAGCTAAACAAGGAAGACTGACATGGAATACCAGAAACCGCTAGGCGGTATGCGACTCAAACCTGATGCGATCATGAAGCGCCAGGAGCTTGCCCAGCGCAAGAAGGATGAATTCGAGCAACTCTACCAGGATGCCTACGAGTTTGCCCTGCCACAGCGCCAGCTCTATGGCGTTTGGGAGGGTGGCGTTACTGGATCCAAGAAAATGCAGCGGGTATTCGACTCGACGGCCATCAACTCGACCCAGCGTTTCGCTAACCGGCTGCAATCTGTTGTTTTCCCACCGCAGCGCAAGTGGGCAAGGCTGGAGCCAGGCCCGTCGATACCGTCTGACAAAAAGCAGCAGCTCCAGGCTGTGCTTGATGTGTACGCAGAACAGATGTTTGCCGTATTGAAGCAGTCAAACTTTGATATTGCTATCGGTGAGTTCCTGCTTGACCTGGCTGTCGGCACATCCTGCATGATGGTGCAGCCGGGTGACGATGTGTCGCCGATTAACTTTGTGCCTGTGCCACTGTTCCTGGTCAGCTACGAAGAGGGTGCAAACGGTCAGGTCGACAATGTGTACCGCCGCATGCGCATGAAGGGTGAGTCTATCCAGCGCCAGTGGCCAGACGCCAAGATACCTGACGATCTAAAGCGCCACATTGAGAACAAGCCCACAGATGATGTCGAGCTGCTAGAGGCTACCATCTTTGACCAAAAGCGCGGCGATTACTGCTATCACGTTATCTGGAAGCTAGGTAAATCAGAGCTGGTCTACCGCCGTCGCAAGAGCTCGCCGTTTGTCATCTCACGTTACATGAAGGTGGCCGGCGAGATATACGGTCGCGGCCCGCTGATGACTGCGCTGCCAGACATCAAGACGCTGAACAAGGTCAAAGAGCTGCTGCTAAAGAACGCCAGCCTGGCTGTTGCCGGCGTCTACACAGCTGCAGACGATGGCGTGCTCAACCCGAACACGGTAAAGCTGGTGCCTGGTGCGATTATCCCGGTGGCTCGCAACGGTGGCCCGCAAGGCCCAGCGCTGCTGCCGCTGCCGCGCTCTGGTGATTTCAACGTCAGCCAGCTGGTAATCAACGATCTGTCTGCAAACATCAAGCGCATCCTGCTGGATGAGTCTTTGCCGCCTGACAATATGTCTGCCCGGTCGGCGACTGAGATTGTCGAGCGCATGAAAGAGCTGGCGCAGAACCTGGGCTCTGCCTTTGGCCGCCTGATCAACGAGACAATGATCCCGCTGGTGTCAAAGATCCTTGAGGTTATGGACGAGCGCGGGCTGATCGACATGCCGCTGCGGGTCAATGGCCTGGAGGCCAAGGTGGTGCCGGTGGCTCCCCTGGCGATGGCTCAGAATATGGAGGAAGTCAACGCGATCATCCAGTACACCCAGCTGATGCAATCGTTTGGCACCGACGGGGCGCTGGCCATTAAGACTGACGCCGTGGTTGACTACATTGGCGACAAGCTGGGCGTGCCATCTATCGTGCGCAACACGGCAGCGGAGCGAGCTGTACTGATGGAGACAATGCAACAACAACAGCAAGAGGCGGCAATGGCGCAGGCGATGGCTATGCAAGCCCAAGCTGGAGCAGCGCCTGGAGCACCACCACCAGAGGAGATGATGTAATGGATGACGCAATGGAGTATGGCAAGAGGCCGGATGAGTCAGAGAAAGGCATGGGTTACTTTGGCGAGATCAAGCGCCCTGACGGTAACGTCATGACCGAAATATCTATCGGCGTCGGACTTGACGGAAAAGAAACTTTAATCCCATTGATTGTGCCAACGCTGACTAAATCAGAGCTTAATTATCTGATGAAGAATAATCCCGAAGCTGAAGACTTCATGGATAAATTGCCAAAATCAATTATTGATAAGGCTGTAGAGCACGCCTCTATGCGCATGAAGCAAAAGAAATCCCCATTCGCTGACGACGACGACGACATTGTGTCGATGCCTGACCGATGAGCTGGGACGAACTAGAGGCGATTACGACTGATATCCGCCCAGTCGAGCAGCAGCGCGAGGATATGGCGCGGCTGTGCCTGCGTGTGTTTACCTCAGAAGATGGCCAGAAGCTACTGAAGTGGCTGCGGCTTATGTATGTGGAAGTGCCTGTCGCCGTGCCAGGTACAGACCCCTCTCACGCTTTCTTTGCCGAAGGGCAGCGGACTGTCGTGCGGGATATTGAAGCACGGATTCAACAAGCGAGGAACCTATGACCGATACGGCAACTGCCGAGCCCGGTGAAAATACCGGCCTACTCGACAGCGTTACAGTCGAAGACTCAAGCAAGCCCGAAGATAACAGCCAGGCTGTCAGCATTGACCACAGACAGCGCGACGCATCAGCGCCAGCATCAAGCAACCCAGCAGAGAGGCCAGAGTATTGGCCAGAAAACTTCTGGGACAAAGACACCAACGAGCCAGACCTAGAGGGCATTGCCAAATCCTGGCGCGATCTACGCGGCAAGATCAGCAAGGGCGCTCACAATGCCCCGGCAAACGGCAAGTATGATCTGTCTGCGTTTGGCGACCAGGCTGAAAACAACCCTATAGCCGAAACCCTGTCCAGCTGGGCGAAGGACAATGGACTGTCCCAGGCACAGTTTGACGATCTGTCTAGCCAGCTGCAAAGCCAGGCGCAGGAGATGATGGCCGGCGAGGTTATCGACCCAGCTGTCGAGATGAAGCAGCTAGGCCCGAACGCCAACGCGGTGGTCAATGGCATGGTTGACTGGGCTCGCGGCCTGGTCAACAAGGGCGTCTGGTCTAAGGATGACTTTGACGAGTTTAAGATCATGGGCGGCACAGCCCGAGGGCTGACTGCGCTGATGAAAATCCGTGAGTCATATGAAGGCCGGGTGCCAATCGAGTCGATGCCAATGGAAGGCGCGCCATCCAAGGACGAGCTCTACGCGATGGTGGGCGATCCTAAGTATCAATCAGACCCTGCCTACCGGCAGAAGGTCGAGCGAATGTTTCGGACTTACATCCCGGAATAATCAAGAACCCGGCAAGCGCCGGGTTTTTCTTGCCTTTTTCTTAAATGTCAATACAATACCGACAAGGCCCACCGGGTAACCGACCCTGACTTGTAGTGAGATGCTACCGATTGGCTGCCGTAAACAGCAAGCACAGGCCCGCATCAGCGGCTAACCGACGCGCAAAACCACTGACTAATCAACTGAATGAGGTACGCAAATGGCTATTTCTTTATCTAATGCCTTTGTCACGCTATTCGATGCTGAAGTCAAACAGGCTTACCAGGGCAAGGCTATGCTGGTGGGTGCTGTGCGTCAGCGTCGTGGTGTCGAAGGATCTACTGTACGTTTCCCGAAAGTCGGTCGCGGTGTGGCTACTGCCCGCGTGACGCAGACTGATGTCACACCAATGAATGTTGGTTTCTCCAACGTAACCTGCACGCTGCAGGACTGGAACGCCGCTGAGTACAGCGACATTTTCAGCCAGCAGAAAGTAAACTTTGACGAGCGCTCTGAGCTTGTGCAAGTTGTCGGTAACGCAATTGGCCGCCGCCAGGATCAGCTGATCCTCGACGCGCTGAACGCTGCTACCAGCACCGGCACCGTGGCAAACTCAATTGGTGGCTCAAACACCAATATGAATATCGCCAAGCTGCGCGAAGCTGCAAAGATCCTGAATACCAAGAACGTGCCGTCGGATGGCCGCAACATTATCATCCACGCAAACTCGCTGGCATCTATGCTCGAGCAGACCTCGGTCACCTCCTCGGACTTCAATAGCGTTAAGGCGCTGGTGCAGGGCGAAATCAACCAGTTCCTGGGTTTCACTTTCCACGTTATTGGTGACCGCACTGAAGGTGGCCTGCCAATCGACGGCTCCTCGGATCGCACTCTGTTCGCTTTCCACAAGGACGCCATCGGCTACGCTGAAGGTATCGCTCCACGCACTGAGATCAACTACGTTCCAGAGAAGACATCTTTCCTGGTCAACGCTTTGTTCAGCGCTGGTGCAATCGCCATCGATTCCGAAGGTATTGTTAAAATTACTGCACGCGATACTGCGGCTGCAGCATAAGGAGATACTCATGGCTTACGATTCAGCAGGCTTCACGGCGTATAGTGCCTCCAAGCGAGGCAACGCTCCGTCGATGTACGGCTACAAAACAGCCGATGCTATCGCGGATGTCAACACCAGCGGCTACTTCAACGCGCTGGCCAACACGCTTGAGGTTGGTGACGTTGTTCACTGTGTGACTTCGACTGGCACGACCGCCGTCGTCACTCTGGTGTATGTCGTTTCCAACGCATCGGGTGTTGTGGATGTGACCGACGGCACCACGCTGTCGAACGCTGACGGCGACTAACCCGTTGTTCCAGTAGTGTCGGGGGCTGGTTCCTTTTCAGGGATCGGCCCCTTCTCACATTAAGAGGTTGCAAATGGCAGCAGGTGATACCGGAGTTTCGATCTGTTCCGATGCGTTGATCCTATTGGGCGCAAAGGCCATATCGTCATTTAATGATGGCACCGACGAAAGCTCGGCCTGTGATCGCCTGTACCCTGACATCAGAGACTCCACGCTGATGAGCTATCCCTGGTCATTCTCGATGAAGAAGACCCAGCTGGCGCGGCTGATTACAACGCCCAACAGTTTCTGGAAGTATGAGTATCAGCTGCCGGGTGATCGCCTGGGTAGCCCGCATGCTGTGCGTGATACGCCATCGGTTGGTGGTCGCATTAGTACAGATTGGGAAATTCAAGGCGATAAGCTGCTGACAAACCTAGAGCTGGTTTATATTGATTATCAGTTCCAGACGCCAGAGTTTGCGATGCCGCAATACTTTGTGCAGCTGCTGAAGTACATGGTTGCCTGGCACATTGCCGAGCCGATTACAGAGCAGGCAGACAAGACATCACGCTGGCGCGCCATTGCCGTGGGTGAGCCCGGCGAGAATGGGCGCGGTGGTTACTTTCGCCAGGCATCTGTCATTGATGGCAAGAACCAGCCGGTTCGAGTTATTGAGGACTACACACTCTTGGCGGTGAGGGGCTGATGCGCTTTGTCGATTTTCAGACTAACTTTTCCACTGGCGAGCTAGATCCGCTGCTGCGTGCGCGGGTTGATCTGCCGCAGTACGACAACGCCCTGGCTAAAGCGACCAACGTCCTGATCCAGCCGCAGGGCGGTCTGCGCCGTCGCCCAGGCACAAAGCATATTCTGGAACTGCCCAACAGCAGCACGCCCAGCGCAGGCAATGGCGTTCGGCTGGTGCCGTTTCAGTTCTCGGTTGATGATAGTTACATGCTGTGTTTTACGCACAATCGCATGTACATCATCAAGAACGGTGTAGTACAAACAAATATTAACGGATCTGGCAACAACTACCTGACCACCACAATCGGCTCCAGCATTGTCGATGATATGTGCTGGACGCAGAGTGCTGACACGTTGATTGCTGTGCATCCCGATCTGCAGCCTGTTCGCATCCAGCGCACTAGCGACACGGCCTGGACGGCAGCCACGATCACGTTTGATAGCATCCCAAAGTATGCTTACAACATTGAATTTCACACAAACATTGGCTCAACGCTAACCCCGTCGGCTGTTTCCGGCAACATAACGCTAACAGCCTCTACCACGCACCATGACTCTGGCACCCTGCAAGCAGGCACCAGCACGACGGTAACGCTGAAATCTACGGCAAGCGCCACTGACGACATTTACAACGGCATGTACGTCAACATTACTGGCGGCACAGGCTCTGGCCAAACGCGGCTGATTGAGGACTACAACGGCACCACCAAGGTGGCCACGGTCGGTGAGGCTTTCACGGTCACACCAGACGGCACAAGCATTTACACCACGACCACGTTTTCAGCTCTGTCTGTCAACCAGTACATTAACGCACAACCGCAAGGCCGGGCAAGGATCGTCAGGTACGTTTCAGCTACCGCGGTTGAAGCGATTATGGAGTACCCATTTTTTAGCACCACTGTAATTGATGCTGGCCGCTGGGAACTTGAGCACAACTATGAAGATGTATGGTCTGCAGGTAGAGGCTGGCCGAGGTCGGTAAGTTTCCACGAAGGCCGGCTTTACTTTGGTGGCAGCAAGTCACGGCCATCAACTATTTGGGGCAGCAAGATTGGTTTGTTTTTTGAGTTTGTCCCAAGTGAATCATTGGATGACGATGCGGTGGAAGCCACGCTGGACACCAACGAGCTCAACGTAATCACCGACATTATCAGCTCGCGTGACTTTCAAGTGTTTACGACTGGCGGCGAGTTTGTTGTGCCGCAGCAGGGAACCGAGCCGATCACGCCGCTGACATTTACTTTCAAGAATGTCAGCCGCAACGGCATCAAGCCTGGCACCCGCGTGCAATCCGTGGAGTCTGGCTCTGTGTTTATCCAGCGCCAGGGCAAGTCGCTCAATGAGTTTGTGTTTACGGATGTGCAGCAAACCTATGTGACGCAGCGTATTTCACTGCTGTCTGGCCACCTGCTCAAAGGCCCGCAGCGGATCGCTCTGCGTCGTGCGTCGAGCACCGAGGAGGCCGATCTGCTGATGATGACCAACACGGAAGATGGCAGCATTGCTGTGTTTTCTATGTTGCGCAGCCAGCAGATAACTTCGCCGTCAGAGTTTTTGACGGATGGCCGTTTTATTGATGTGGGCGTGGATGTGGTTGATATTTATTGCGTCACCCGACGAGTATTTAATGGCGTTACCAGGTACTTTATAGAACTGTTCGGATTTGACTATTTCACCGACTGTGCTTTTGTTGGTGGCGCGGCTGCCGGCGCATCTGGTCTACCGCATATTGGAAAGTCGCTTAACGTGATTACTGATGGCGCACCGCAGACTAATGAGACTGTTAGCGCTGGTGGGGCGGTGACGTTTGACCGGGCGTCTACGACTGCCTATGAGGTTGGTTTGCCTATTACGGTGTATATCAAAACCATGCCTGTAGAGATCAAGCTGCAGACTGGCAGTCGAATATCTTTTAAAAAGCGCATTGTGGAAATTGCTGCAGTGCTGCAAAACACGCAAAACTTAATAATCAACAACCAGCCGGTGGCGTTTAGATTACTGGACAACCCGCTGCTGGACGACCCGGTTCCGACATTCACTGGCATCAAGCGCATCAATGGCGTGCTGGGCTACAGCCGAGAGCAGGCTATTGAGGTATCGCAAAACCTGCCGCTGAAGATGAATTTGCTCGGCTTGGATTACCGCGTCGCAGTTAACTCGGGGACATAAGACATGGCTGAACCAACTGTTTTAGGA